CAGAGGTTCATATGTACTCCTCTTCTAGGTGTCAAGCATCCCGTTACCACTACGAGGACAGCAAAGTGCTGATGACTTGGACTAATGGTAAAACTCCATGGGTATACCATGATGTACCTGTCTCTGTCTACGCAGATCTTGTATCGGCTAGTTCCGCCGGTAGGTTTATTAACTCAACTATGAACATGTTTGCTCATAACAAACTATTTAGTGGAGATCAATACGCAGATCTCGTATACGGCATTATGCCAATGGACAATATTGTGGATGGAAGCAGCAGCAGCACTAGATCTACTATGCCCGCAACTCGTCCCACACCAGCACCTGACTACATTCAGCAAAGTCTATTTGATTGATGTCTCATGATTTACTTACTAGTTGTTGTGGTCTTTGCCGTTGGTGCCTATCTATTATTCCGCGACACCATGAACCGCATCCAGTACCTTCAAAGTGTACGTCTGTACTGGATAACCAGAAACAACGGCGTGCGTGGGACGAGAGTAATAACTCGGGCGTTCATGCGCCAGACCGCGCCCCCGTGGTGGAGGGGTACGGGCATACAGTTTCGTGCTGGTAAATACACTTTCCAAATTGGGATATTAACGAGTAGAGCCAACGGCCTGTTAGATCAGGTAGACGGCAGGGAGTTAGATGAAGATGCGAAACAGATTCGGGCGTGGGGCAAGCGAGCAGCGACAGGTAAACCCCTCGTACATCAAGAGGGCTGAGTCGATCCACCCGTCAGATGCCCCCGCGCATCTGGACTCCATTGCTATCTCGCTTCATCAGGCGCTGGATAACTGGCGTCACAATGGAGGCCCAGCGGACGAAGTGACGCTCTGTATAGACGCTATGGTTGCCTTATGGACCGTAGTAGAGAGACGGCAGTCAAATGAGTGAGACTATTGACTACGTAGAAGAATACGTAGAACTAGACGACGTTCCAGAAGTTGACGATGATCTGGACGAAACTACTGCCGAGTTCGTAGACGATCTCGTCAAGAAGTTAATTCTTTTTATTGAAGAGTTCTGTGACGTTAAGTTCTTTCCGTACCAGTTACCTATTGCCTACTCGTTTGTGGAGTCAGTAGTTCTAGGTGACGGTGAAGAGAAGACCTTGATCGCCACTCGCCAGAGCGGCAAGTCTGAGGTGGTGTCCAACCTCATCGCCGGTCTTATGGTGATCCTTCCTCGCCTAGCGAACGTGTATCCGACGTGGCTGAAGAAGTTTGAGAAAGGTTTCTGGGTTGGCGTGTTCGCCCCCACCGAGGAACAGGCAGACACTGTGTTCGGGCGCGTGGTCAGCAAGTTGACGAGCGAGCACGCTATGAACTTCCTGCTTGATCCTGACATTGATGACAAAGCCACCGGCGGTGGCGGTCGCGGTAAGGGCAAGATCATCACACTGAAGAAGTCTGGCTCTCTCTGTCGTATGCAGACCTGTAACCCCAAGGCCAAGATCGAATCTAAGACCTACCACTTCGCGTTCATTGACGAGGCTCAGGAAGCCGACGAGGTCATGATCGCCAAGTCGATCAAGCCCATGCTTGCGTGGAACAACGGAAGCATCGTGCTGGGTGGTACGGCCCAGCGTTACAAGTCGTACTTCTACAACGCCATCCAGTACAACAAGCGTCGCGACATCAACGCTCGCGGCCACAAGATCCATCACCATGAGTACGACTGGAAGATGGCGGCGAAGTACAACTCCAACTATGCCTCCTTCATCGCCAAGGAGAAGTTACGCATTGGCGAGGACTCAGATGAGTTCCAGATGTCATACTGCAACAGGTGGATGCTTGAAAAGGGTATGTTTGTATCTGAGGACAGACTTGAGCGTCTTTACGATCCAAGTATGCCGCTGGTACACGAGTGGTGGAAGACTCCAATAGTTGTTGGTATAGACGTTGCCCGTACTAATGACTCAACTGTGATTACTCCCGTGTGGGTTGACTGGGACCACCCAGATCCGTTCGGGTTCTTTGAACATAGAGTGTTGAACTGGCACGAGATCAACAACGTCGAATGGGAGACGCAGTACTTTGAGATCATCGATTTTCTTCGTAACTATGACGTATACAGGATCGGGGTGGACGCGCAGGGTGTCGGAGGTGCAGTGGCCGAACGCCTTCAGATTCTTCTCCCAGACATCGAAGTTATCGCAGTTTCATCTGATGCAAAAGCACAAAACGAGAGGTGGACACATCTGACGCAGTTGATCCAACGTGATCAGTTGATTGTCCCCGGCCACAGTAAGGCCCGACGCACCAAGCGCTGGAAGAAGTTCAACCAACAGATGGCTGATCTAGAGAAGGTCAACCGTGGTCCCTACCTATTAGCAGCCGCTCCCGACGAACGTGGAGCCTTTGACGATTATCCAGATTCTCTTGCTATTGCGTGCGCTATGACGGTGCAGAATGTCATGCCAACTGTTACAGTGTATGAGAACCCGTTTTTTGAATAAGTCGTAAAACCGAGGCATACAATACGGGGTAGTGCTACCATTGCAACCGTAAGTACCTACACGGAGGTTTCCTCTTTATGGACATGAACCCGACTATCGCCCCGCAGAACCCGTACCCCGAGGCCATGCGTAACGTCTTTGAGCGCGTTATGGCCCCGAGCATCCCGGGTAACCGTGGCCCCCAGCGTTTTCAGGAAGGCATTGAGAGCGACACTGACGTTCCCAACGACTTCATGCAGGGAGCGTACGCCGATCCTGCTCCGTCGCCCATGCGAATGAACCATAACAACCGCGACATGTTCTTCAAGTACCCGGAGCAGACCATGCAGGAGCGTGCCCACGTCGGCTCGGCCTCGTGGATTGAGGCTCCCGGCGTGCTCTCCGACTTCGTGACCGGCACCGTTGCTGGCGACGGTATGCCGAAGTTTGAGATGGTTGGCAACTCTGGTATGCACATGAACCGGCCCAACCCAGTTCGCGTCGACGGCTGACCATGACCGGCGGCTCGTCCGCCTCTAGCGGTTCTGCCGCTACCTCGGGAAGCGGGGCATCTTCTAGTGCCACCACCTCCTCCGGTGATGCAGGTGAGGCATCCACCGACGCTGGAGGTGAACTAACTGGCACAGAGGATGTCCCGCTTCCTGTTTCTCCGTACGCCATAGTTGGGGGACACGGTAGGTGCAAGTGCTGCTTCGCGGACGGGTATACCCGTTGCCGACGCTAAGACAGGCTATGCTTGTCTGAGTGCGTATATCAGGAAGGTAGTCACTTGGGCATCAAGATACTCACCATTGACATTGAGACGCGCCCCAGCCTCGCTTACGTGTGGGGACTGTGGGACCAGAACGTCGGCCTCAACCAAGTTGAGGAGTTCGGTACGGTCATCTCATGGGCAGCGAAGTGGTACGGAGAGAAAAAGGTTCACTTCGCCAGTGACTACCACGATGGTCACGACTCCATGGTTGAACAGGCGTGGAAGATGTTGGACGAGGCCGATGCTGTTGTTGGATACAACAGCAAGTCCTTCGACATGAAGCATCTCAACCGAGAGTTCGTGCTGGCGGGGATGCCCCCGCCTTCTCACTATGTGGACATCGACTTGATGCAGGTGGTCAAGCAGAGGTTCAAGTTCGCCTCCAACAAACTCCAGCATGTCGCTGTGGAGTTGGGCATTGGCTCCAAACTCCAGCACGACGGCTTCGACCTGTGGGTGGGCTGTATGCGGAACGAGGAGAAGGCGTGGCGCACCATGAAGAAGTACAACATGCAAGACGTTGTGCTGACTGAGCAGGTGTACGAGAGGCTTCTGCCGTGGATCAAGACTCACCCACATCAGGGTCTGTATGACGGAGATTTGGACGCTTGCCCCCGCTGTGGCCACAACGACCTAGTGATAAACCGCTACTATATGACCCGTACCGGTAAGTACCGCATCATGCAGTGTAAGGGATGTGGCGGGTACACCAAGGACAACAAACTCATCGAACGAGTTACCAACACCACCCTATAGGAGAGGTAATGGCTGAGAAGAAAGACAGCAAGAGCAGTAAGTACACTCGCGGAGGAATCACCTTTGAGGGATACAACAAGCCCAAGAAGACTCCCGGCCACGCCACCAAGTCGCACGCTGTGCTGGCTAAGGAAGGCGAGCAGGTTAAGTTGATCCGCTTCGGTGAGCAGGGGGCCAAGACCGCTGGTAAGCCCAAGGCTGGCGAGTCTGAGAAGATGACGAAGAAGCGTGCGTCCTTCAAGGCCCGTCATGGTGCCAACATCAAGAAGGGTAAGATGAGCGCCGCCTACTGGGCTGACAAGGTGAAGTGGTAATGGCACCACGCAAGAGCGCGTCCCCGCGCAAGAGCGCTCAGTACTACCGCAACAACCCCGACGCTAAGGCTAAGAAGGACGCCTATAACAAGGACTTCAATAAGAAGCCTGAGCAGCGCAAGAAGCGTACGGAGTTGAAGCAGGCCCGCCGTGACCGTGACATGGACGGTAAGGGTGGTAAGGATCTGTCCCACACTAAGGACGGGAAGTTAGTTAAGGAAGACCCCAGCGCTAACAGGGCTAGAAACCGAGGGAAGAAATAATGGCTGAGAAGAAGGTTTGGGATAAGAAAGATCCCACAAAGAAGGATAAGAAGTTGACCCCTTCACAGAAGGCCAAGGCTAAGGCTTCTGCTAAGAAGGCCGGTCGACCCTATCCCAATCTCGTGGATAACATGAACGCCGCCAAGAAGGCCAAGAAGACAAAGAAGTAGTGTGCTAGCATTTAGGCAGTACGTACTGTTGACGGGAGCACCCTGTGCCAGTTGATTTTTGGTCACCAAGTTATAGAGCAAGTTCCAGCGACCTAACGGTCGCTATTTCTCCGCTTGGACTTGTCGAACTTGCTGACGAAGAGTTTGAGGTTCACGGTCCACGTCTAAAT